ATGATAAATCCTAAGTCTAAGTTCGCATATATCTGTAATGATGTAATCAATATACGAAGTTATGTAAAAGCTAATGCAGAAAAATTTAAGTAGCTAGTTTAGACGCCACACGTACAGGTATGTGAACTCTAGCTACCTTTATTATTATCCATCTTTTCTTTCACATTTGCGACTTCTTTTTTAAGAACTTTTTTAAATATCTTTGTCATAATTTTTTTTAGTTGATTAATAATACTTTGTAAAACTATTGAACCTGTTACTGCTGCTGTCGCTGATACTCCACTAGCTATTACAGAACTTGCAATTACTTCTGGTGCTGGTATAGGCATTTCACCAAAAAAAGGTATATTAAATGTAGCAGCAGTTTCAGATGATAAAGTTTCTTTGGGGTCTAGTAGGTCTTTCGGTATTAGTTCTGGGTTTACTTCTAACCCTTCCGCCTTTGAAGATGTTGTTTCTTCTTCGACAGAAGATCCCTGATCTCCCAAACCCGACTCAACTTGTTCCAAACTTGGAAGAAGAAGTGGACTTAGATAAGGTTCTTCCGCAATTGGGGGATAAAAAATTGTTCCAGGTGGAGTAAGAATATTATCTGTATTAGGTAGATAAGGTAAATCTATTTCCATTATTTAAGATGCTATTTGTTGTCTAGAAAATTGTGTTTTACATTTACCAGAACAATATTTTTTACGTTGTTCTTTTGTTTTAAATTTTTGTTGACAGTTTTTACATACCTTTATTAAATATCCTTCTATATTTTCTGTTGGGTTCATATGTAATTATTCTTCTGCCAATTTTTCTATTTCTTTTTCTTCTTCAGTTAATTCTTTTGCATAGAGTTTAGTAAAATCAAAAGGTTCTGATGTTGACAATTCAATTCGTGCAACAGCTTCGCCTGTTAAATTTTTTTCATCTATTTCTCTACATACTTCTTCCCAATTTGGTGTAGGGCCATAAGAACTACTCATAATTAACCATTCCTATACAAGTTGTCTGGGTGTCCATATTTATGTTTAGTATCATTATAAGCTGCTAATACTTCTGTTTTACTTAAACATTTACCTTTCCATAAATGAAACTGTCCGATTCTTCCATCAAGATGGTTATCTTCTTTTCGATTAGTGCCAAGACGAAAAACATTATCAACATCAC